AAGTCCTTCTGAAATAATAAGGCCACTAACTATGGTATCCCAAGACGCACGAAATGCGTTAAGGGGAACCAGCCTCCGTGAGGATTACAAACCCTCATTGGAAGCCCGCCATGTAGATATGACCGGATCATATCTAAGTGGCGACGTGGGAGATTTTATGAATGATAAAATCTTACACGTGACGGGGAGACAAGTCCCGAGCAGTCTCCACGTCTGCTCACTCGGTCCGCGGATTTCGCGGAAGGACGTGAGCTGTCTCAAGGAGATGGGGTTTCCCCTTCTCCAAAGAGACGTCAACGGTGCTTGGAGCGAAGCAACCGTTGGTTCACCCGTTGAGTCGTCAATATCGTCTCAGCAGGTGGACTATTTGTCCAGCCTACTGCAGCAGCAGCAGGAGGAAAATACTCGTTTCGAAATGGGCTTGAGCTCATTAGGATCTGAGAGTTCAGGGTCCGTGGACATGGACACGGACACTGAAGAAGAGCCGGGAGAACTCACAGAGTTCTATCGGTTCTTGTACAATGACCCTTTTAAGGTTAACAGTGTCATGTACTTCAAGGGGTCTAGGAATCCGAAGGATGTTCCTATGCTCTTGTGTTGGCCTGGAGGCGTCGTACGACTCCAGGACAACATCCCGGTCAGGGCCCTAGGGGAAGACTGGGACGGCAATCGGAGAAGGGGAATCCCCTTCTTCAAGATTGGGTCAACAGACGTTAAGATGAACGTACTGCTGAAGCACACCCACTGGGGAAAACTCCTCAGTGAGCGTGCATATAGGACCGGGGTCGATAAAATCGAGACCTGGCCCTACACCGAACTCATAAAGACTCTGAGAGCCTTTTTGGACGGTAAGCATGATCCCTCCTGGAAGAGAGGGAAAATTGCGAAGGTCTATGGTGAGGCTTACAAGCCTCGCGATAGAACCTCACGGGCGCTGAGATTCCTTCAGGTACTCAGGACCGTGGATGGGATGTTCGCGCAGATATATCTCGCAGACATCACAGCAGGATGGAATTGGCAATTATTTGACAATTTCGTCCTGAGGAACTTGTCATTATTGATCCAAGACGAGTTCTATGACGGCGAACTAGACTTCGAAGAAGCACTAGACGTCGAAACTCACTACGAAGCCCTAAAGAGGTTCCGTGGTAAGTGCAAGGAAGCAGTCCTCCGATCGGAGAGACTGCCCTTGCCGGATACAGCCATATCAATGGCGTTCAGGTCCGCCGTAATCGCTCTGAATACGGCGCCTGAAGGTCACTCTAAGCTACAGAGGCTTGGAGTGATCGTTCAATCAAGGGGAAGCGGTACACCGCCTCCCCTGGTTGTGTTGAAGTCGAAGGCGAAGTTCCTATCGACTATCAGCGAGAAGCCGGTTGTCTCAAAAGAGAAAACCGTCCTCACGAGCCTGCTCCTGAAATCGGTGATATCAGGAATGCCAGACTCTGCGTTCACGGGGCTTTCGACAAAAGCCTCGATAAACGTGACCGGCTCCGCGTGTTTCGAAGAATCACGCAAGACCGGCGGCACCCTCGAAGAGATACGGAAGTATGTCTGCGACGGCGAACTGGGGAGGAAGGTCAAGATATTTGACCTTAATGACCCAACTGTGGGGATTCAGTACAAAGAATTGTCTGAAATCACACACGGTGAGTACATCTTCTGGAGATGCCTGGAAGAAGTACTCGCAACACCACCGGAGAAGCTCAGAGAAGCCTCTCTAGTGGTGATCCGGGAACCTGCGAAAGCCAGAATGGTAACGAAGGCCCGGGCCGCACTCAAGGTCATACTTGACGTTGTGAACGGTATCTGTTCGCACCCTTTGAAAAAGGGTCTTGACAGCAGTACCTCCGGTATGGGAAAATCCCATCACGGATGGAACTTCTTCAAGGAGTTTTATAACTCCTGGAAGGACCTAGCCTTTGAACCTGACAAGATTCAAAGGTTCGGCGTAAGTGGCGGTCCCGAGAGAGTCGAGACCGTTACTTACAAAGACGTCTTCGTAAGCTTTACAGATTACGAGGAGGCTACAGACCGGATGGCGCACGAAACGTACGCCAAGCCGGCCGCTGAGTTGTGGATGCGCAAGTGTGGCATCCCCAACGTCTTACGTGGGATAGTACATGAAACATGTTTTAAACCGCGCACGATCTACTTCAGTGCAACAGGTGTACTGAAGAGATTCGGTGAACACTGCGGTCCTCGACCCGAGGACCGCTGTATCACGCTCCGGCAAGGGGTTCTCATGGGAGACCCCTTGACGAAGGTCCTTTTGCACTTACTAAACGCAAGTGCAAGAGAATCAAGCAGGGTAGGAGGACTCGGAACAAGCCTACTACCCGCCACCTCAGTTCTTCTGTCACAGACACAAGAGTTGAGGTATTTCCTGTCTGGGATGTAAATCACAGGCAGGAGGTCAAACTAACTAGGGACATCAATCGGTCCACA